TATTTTTAATTATTTTATTCCTTCCCAGCGTTCAAAATCATCAGCTAGTTCTTGTATAAAGCCCATAATATCGTCAGTAGTGTACTCTGTAAGCTCATTCTCGTTACTTAAGTTAGCAAGTTCTCCTGCATAGTCTAAAGCCTTGTTATGGTCTTTGTCGTAGCTTTCACCCTCTTTCTTGCCAGCTCTTACTAGATACTTCAATACCTGCATTGTATACCACCCTACAAGCTCTTCATAGTTAAAATTATGTTTCAAGTATTCATTAAGTTCAACACCGTATTCGTTGGCATAGTGCTTATTTTCTTTAAAATTCATTAGATGTTACCTCCAAGCCATGCAATAAGCAACGTCGCAAGCATACCTATCCAAGTGATAGCGATAAGTGTAAAACTGACACCTGCAACTATCATTAAAGTTTTTACTGTATCTTTCATTTTATTCTCCTTAGTTTGATTGTCTGTATTTTTCCATTACTTCAGGGTATTTACTGACAAATTGCAATTGTTCTTGATGTAAACGACTTGACCAGTGGAATAGTCTATCAATTTCAGCTAAAGCACTCAATTTTTCATACATCTCTTTAATGTAAAACTCTGCATTTCCTACTGACTTCCAGTGTGCTGACGTTCTCACAGAGTACCCATTTTCAGCAAGTTTTTGCGCGATAATATCAGCCTTTTCTTTTTTCTTCATCAGGCTATCAATCTCTTTAAATATAATCTTTAACAATTTCACTTGATAGTTTTGCACTATTTCTTCGGTTGTCATCTCTGTACCTCTTTCATAATTACATTCTATCAAATTACTTTTACTTTGTCAAATATTAACTGTTTTTAACCATAAACAATTTCTCACATTTATCATTTCTTGTTCTACTTTGAATATTACTACGTGCTTTATCAAAAGAATATACAGCTTCAAAACGTTTGTCTGAAATTGAATAACTTGAAATTATAACGATATTATTTTTAGCCATTTCAAATGCCCAATCGTAAAACTCTTGACTATTGAATGAATTAATATAACCATATTGTGTTGTTCCCTCATAAGGTGGATCAAGATATAATATAGCTCCAGAAACTTCGCTAAAATCATGATAACTTTTATTTGTTGCTTTTACTTCGTCAATTCGTTCAAGTCGTTCAAGTTGTCCAAGTTGTTCAAGTTGAACAAGTCGTTCAAGTCCGCTAAGTCTTATAAGTTGTTCAAGTTGTTTAGGCTGTTCAATTGCTCTCTTATATGTTTCTGTCTGTTTATAACCACTAAAAACATCATGCTTTTCAATTATTTCTTTAGCTAGATTATATTTCAAATCTGAAATTTCTTTAGAATATAAATAGTAATTCTTTTGATTTCCAAAAGAGTTAATCAGCAACTTCAAAAAGTCGTCTGTTGTCTTGTTCTCTTTAGCCTTGAGCTCGGCAAACTCTGTACGTGAAACAATTAGCGTTTTAATCCACTCACGGTCTTGTGAGACAACTCGTTCAAATGCATTGGTTATATCCTTGTCTAAGTCATTGTAATACACTTCTAAACCATTTAAAATACACTCGGCTGTAATTGCTCCGCCTCCTCCGAAGATGTCGTATATCGGTTTAGTTGTTCCAAAATTCTGTTTGATAATTTCAACTATTTTCTTGCTTATTTTTTTCTTGCTTCCTTGGTACGGTAATCCAATAGGTTTTCCTTTTCTGATTTTCTTCTCATCTAACTTAAGCATTAAAAGTTCCTTATCTTTCTAATTTGATATGTTTTTAACCATAAACAATTTCTCATTTTTCGCTTTGATGTTTTCTCCACCTTGTAAAGTGCTACGTGCTTTGTCAAAAGAATATACAGCCTCAAAGCGTTCATCTGAAATCGAATAACTTGAAATTATCACGATATTGGTTTTAGCTATTTCAAATGCCCAGTCATAAAACTCTTGACTATCGAATGAATTGGTATAACCTTTTTGGTTACTCCCTTCATAAGGTGGATCAAGATATAATATAGCTCCAGAAACTTCACTAAAATCATGATAACTTTTGTTTGTAGCTTTTATTTTATTTAATTTTTGAAGTTGTTGAAGTCGTTCAAGTTGTTGGAGTTGTTGGAGTTGTTGGAGTTGTCCAAGTCGTTCAAGTTGTTGAAGTCGTTTATCATTTTCTTGTTTAGCATTATAAGTAGCCCTCTTGTATGTTTCTGTCTGTTTATAACCATTAAAAACGTCATGATTTTCTATAATTTCTTTAGCTAGATTATATTTTAAGTCTGAAATTTCTTCAGAACATAAGTATGATTTCTTATCATTCCCAAAAGAGTTGACTAGCAACTTCAAAAAGTCGTCTGTTGTCTTGTTTTCTTTATCCTTAATCTCGAAGAACTCCGTATGTGAAACAATAAGGGTTTTAATCCACTCACGGTCTTGTGATATAACTCGTTCAAAAGCGTTAGTTATATCCTTGTCTAAGTCATTATAATGGACCTCCAAGCCATTTAAAATACACTCGGCTGTAATTGCTCCGCCTCCTCCGAAGATGTCGTATATCGGTTTAGTTGTTCCAAAGTTCTGTTTGATGATTTCAACTATTTTCTTGCTTATTTTTTTCTTACTTCCTTGATATGGTAATCCGATTGGTTTACCTTTTCTGATTTTCTTCTCGTCTAACTTAAGCATTATTTATTGTCTTTCTAATTTGGTAAAATTTATTCCATTTTTCTATAAGTTCCAGCAACTTAGGTTCATCATATTCGGTAAACAGTTCAACCTGCATTGTATACCAGCAATGTAAACAGCGATCGCAACTATAACAGATGTTTGTGTGTCCTCTGCAACCTTTGCAAACTCCTGAACCATTACTTGTTGGGATATCGAAGCAATGGCAATACCTTTCGTCGTTAAAGTATTTACTCATCTATTTGTCCCCTTTCGTTTTAATCAGGTCAACTAATGCAAAAATAGCATATAGTCCAATTCCGACTAATGCTATTATAATAATTTTACCAACTACTGATTCAATACTCATTTATTTCTCCTTTATTCTATATACTATTATAAGCTATTTTCTTTTAATTATCAAGCGAAAACTCACATAAACCACTAATAAAATAATTGTTATTATAAATAGCGGCGGAATAAATACAGTCACTGCAAGCCAAATAACAGACACTAAAGTATAAATCATGATTTTAAGTATTAGTTTACCAGCAGAAGTATCTTGGAACCTAAGTTCTGTATAAGTTGTTTCTTGTTCTTTTTGCTCCTCAAAAATAGTTTCCGTTTCGTATTGGTTTCTACAATAATCACATTTTCCATTAGTGAAATTTGAAGCCCCGCAGGTTACGCATTGTTTTAATTCCATTATTTTACCTCTTTCATTTGTTTAGATTATTATATCAAAAAAACTCTAAGCTGTAAAGCCTAAAGTTTTTATTGTTAATTATTGTTCTTTCAATTTATTTTTGAACCAAATGATTCGTTCTTTGAACCAAGCGTCGACTCCTTCAGGACGTAGCCATTTCCCTTGTTTAACTCCGTTTTTTTCCATGAACTCAATCACTTTAGTTGGAGTTTCTAGGTCGTCCCACATAGTATATTGTTTTGCTGAATGGTATTTGCTAAACATCTCAAGCGTTTCGATGTAACTATCTTTCAAAAGTTCCGTGTCAAGCAATTTTTGGGCTTTCTCAGCACGTTTAGCAAGTCGTTCGTTAGCTTGTTCCAGTTTCTCCTTTTGTCGCTGTAAGCTCAAGTTATGATTGATGTAAGCAATTTGCTGTGCATGTCGTCCAAGTTTGCCTTGCGTATTAAGCTCGATCAGTTTGGCCATTCCCTCGCCAAGAATTTCATCAGGAACAAAGTTATATTTGTATTTCTTATTTGTATTGCGTACATAGTTATCAAGTGTTTGCTTGATTTTAAGTTTTTTGTGTAGTTCTCTTAGTGTTGTCAATTTAATACTCCCTCATATATTTTACCAAACTTCAAAGCGTTAATTTTAACTAACTGTTTCAAGTCTGATATGAATTGCTGTTCTCCGTCAAAGTCAAATGGCATTGATACATTTTTATTGATCCAAGTGAAAGCTCCGTCAAAGTCTTGTCTTAGTAAGCTCATCTTATCCACGATGTCGATAATTTGCTCTATCTCTTCTGCTGTGTACATGTAACCGACTTTCTAGAAAGGTAGATCTGATTCATCAACTTCAATCGGTTCAGATTTTCCAAACAAGTCTTGTTTAGCTTGTGATTGACTATTGTTATCATTAGGAATAAATACTTTTTCAACAGTAGGAAAAACAAAGTTATAATTTACGTACTCGCCTGATTCTTTAGCTTGTACACGACCACTGACCGTTACGGTGTCACCTAATTGAATGAAATCAGGTAAGAATGCTGAACCGTACGCGACTTTTACGTTAGATCCCTTTTCTTTTTCAAATAAAGGCACTGAAATAATTTTCTTGTCGCCTTTTGCTGTGTTTACTGTACGTGTATTTTTTTCGTTCGCTTGTGCTGTAACTGTAATAATTGCCATTTTTTATTTTCCCTCTGTTGCTTTCCAAATTGTCATGATATCAAAGATTTCTTTTTTTGTCTTTGTTTTAAGTAGTTCCAAATTAGGATATCCTAGTTCTTCAGCTCTATTTAGCGCTGGCTGGATCTCACGAAGTCTTTGCTTTTCAGCTTCCAGTTCTTTCTGTTCCTCTGTCCAGTCAGGCAAATCTTCATTTGCGTAGATATATAATCCTAATCCATGACGAGCGATTGCCTTAACTAGTCCACGCTGAATGGTTTTATTTACGTCCATTGAAGTCAGTTTTTCAAGAGGAATTGACTGGTTTCGATAATCCATTACAGGCAAATACTCAATGTGTTCTAGGCCCTCAATAGTCATACCAACTTTAACCCAAGCTGTCCTACCGTCTGTGTGATAATTCAACCCTTGTTCATTTTCATAAACTTTACTGTTAGCTTCAGGATAAACTTTTTTTACCTCAGACCATGCAAATGCCCAACTAAGATAATCTAAATTATTCTTTTTACTCTTTTTGTCATTAACGTTGATGACACTTAAAGTTTCAAATACACTCATTTTCTCCTCTTTCCACGATAAATACGTTCCCTTGTCTTGTAATTTCAATATAATATTTAAGCATTTGTAAGATGTGACCTTTTTCTCGATAATTCCACAAGTCATTTATCAAGCCATATAAGCACTCGTTAGGCTCCACTCTGTACTTTGTTTCGTTCATCTCTTCAAGCTCTTTAGACAGCTTTCTGACGCCTCTAGCATAATGTTTACTAGCTTTTTCTCTTGCTTTTAAACTTTTGTAATTGCTTTTCATAAATGAACTCTCTAATATCGTCTTTCTGCTGTTTTTCCTCTTTATCAGACCAGCCAACCTTTTGACCTTTTCGTTTGCCACTTTGGTAAACTCGTCTGTTATCTTCTGGAAAGCCATTTTTCTCGAAGTATATTCTGGCATATTCAAAGTAATTTAAGCTGTTGATGTACTGTTGACTATCTTTTTTGTGATAATTGAGAGTTATCAATCGCCTTTCAGCTAGTGATTCAAAAGATGTTATCATATTACTCTCTAATGAAACCTAAAGTTAGCAAGGCTTTATATTCTTCACTATCTTTTTTGACTTCAAGTGCAAATTTTTTATTTCTGTTTAATTCATTTTCTTTACCTGCATAATATAATGGAGTGCTGTCGGTTCTATCAGAAAAGTTATAAAACTTAAATTTAGGTTCAAAAATCACTTCATAACCGTTAATGACAGCTTCAACCATTTTCAATTTATCAGATTTTACAAAAGCTTCACTTTCACAATCATCTCCGTCTGTTAAATTATATCCCCAACCAAAACGAGTGATGTAATAAAGTGCTTTTCTTTTGTTTACTTCATCTTCAAAGTCTCCAAAAGTTCCAAGATAATCAGCTTGTTCTTGCGTTAATTTAACTACCATTTATTAGTTCTCCTTTATTTCTATATATACTATTATACCAAAATTAATTATCGTTGTCAATATTAGATGATATTTTTTTATTTATTTCTACTTTTAATTGCAAAGCCCTAATCAATGCACGTTTAGAATAATCATTTTCGCAAGCTGTATACAATTTCTTTGACTGTCTGACTAGAAATTCAGCACGACCAAGCCATACTTTGAAAAGTTCATCATTGTACCATTCTGCTTTTATCATTTCTTCTAATGCACGATATAACCAGCCATACACTTCAGCGTGTAAATTAATAGCTTTGTTTTCGTAATTAATCATTTTCTATTACTTTACCTTGCTCTTTAGCTAAGTCTAAAAAAACCTTTGCTGATTCTTTCGTTGTTTCGATTGGAGTTTCAACCTTTACTTTTTCCACTAGTTCGCTATCAGGTTCTTTTTTATCTTGTTCGATTGATGTAAAAGCTGAACCAACATATCCCCAAAGAATTTCATTATTGAAAGCAAAGTTTCGAGCAAATACTTTCATAACAGAATAACCATTTTTAGTTTTGCTATTAATCTTCGGCGACATAGTAAAAGCTATCTCGTACCAAGATGGAATAGTTGTAGCTCCTAATATATGGCTTGGAATGATACGAAAATCACGTTCTGTTAAAGACTGTTCTCCAGCTTGCTTTCTAGCATGTGCAACAATCATAAACGTAACATACTTATCGTGTTTCATATCTAAAGTGTTTCTAAGGTTTGTAATTCCTCTTAGGACTTCCGCCATTGGTTGGTTTGCGTTGATTATATCGTTGTTATCTAACAAGTCTTTTAGAGGGTCTAAGATAACAAGCCCAATATCTTTTTCTAGTATGAAGTTATATAGCTCTCTAAGTCCTACATTGTGCTTTTTCCCTTGGCTATCATATTTCCATGTATCAAGTTTGAAAGCTCCACCATGTAAAAAATACAAGTTATCAGGACTATCTCTTCTTGAACCTTTCAAGCGTTGATGCTCTGTCAGTCTGCTATTCTCGTTCTGAATAAATAACACGTTAGTTTTAGTTGTTTCTCTGCCAGCGAACGGCTCTCCTAATGCCATTGCCTGCGCTAAATCTTGAGCTAGTGATGACTTCATACTCTTCTCACTACCTGTTATAAGACCAAGTGAACCTTTAGGCAATATATCTTGTACATTCCAAAGCAAACCGCCTGCAAAGTCATCTGATTCTTTAAGTTCTTTAGCTGTGCTTACTTTATCAAATAGGCTAGTCATTTATTTCTCCTTTATTATATAATAGCAAAAAAGACTTGAAAAGTCAAGCCTTAAATATCATATAATTTTAGTTATAAACCATTATGTTCATTATTAAATGTTTTTCTAAATTCTTCAGCTATTTTTATAGCTTTTCTTAAACTTTTAACTTCCCCAAAACTAACGAAAGTTACTTTTTCTTTATCAAGTTTGTCATATTTTTCTTTCAGGATCTTATATTCATCAACTCTTTTTACATGTTCTTTTACTGATGTTGTTGCTAGTGTTTTCCAATAATCAACATCTTCTTTCAATTTTGCATATTCTTCATTACTAATAATTTTAACCATTTAATTCTCCTTTTCTTATACCATAGTATCAAATATTAAATTCTATTCCGTGCTACTTTTTTAGATAGCCCTTAGCCCTTATCGTGTCGTATAATCCCAGCAAGTTAAAAGAAAAGACTACTTAATTTCAAAACTTTTCTATAAATAACTCTGTCAGACTTCTACGCGTCACGGAGTGTTTCTGTTCACCGACACTCATGGAACTCATAATCTTTTATTTCATGCTACGCTCTAGGCTGTTTGTAAAGTAATCACATTTTCAATTGAGTCTAGGTTTTAAGCAACTATCCTGACCCTCAAGCGTAAGATTATGAATGACTTTCGATATTTTCAACTTTATTCAATATTGAATTCTCTATTTACATTAGTTACAAGTCATTCAGCAACTAACTATTCAATTACATAGATAATAATAACATAGACATTTTCACTTGTCAAGTATTATATACTTATATTTTAACATATCACATTTTACACTTTGAGTTATCCTGTGTTATGTAAAATATTCTGTTCCCTCTAATTCTCCTAGCTTTTTGCTTAGCTCGTATTCGATCACTGCTATTTGTTTGATTGCTGATTCTAATACTTCTACTTTTTTAATCAAAAATTCTTTGTCTTCCATTAGTTTGTATCTCCTTTTTTTCTATACTTCTATTATACCATATTGCATTTTTTAATATTCAAGATATTTACTAAGTTTTTATCCCTATTTTATTGATAACTACGCGGTTTATAAGCATTTGTTTCGTTTTATTTACCAATAGGTGCTGTTCTCAAAATTTAATTACAATTCCAGTACAAGATAAAAAGATTATCAAACACTCCGGAATTCCTTTAGAAATCTTACAAACAATAAGCTAATT